TGATCGTGGTAATGCGAACGGTGATACAACACTTTCAATTATCTATGGGAATCAGAGTGCAACGATTGCAAACCAGTACCTACGATTAAATGGCAATGTAGGAGTAAACAAAAATCCGTCATACACGCTAGATGTCAACGGATCGATTAACGGAACATCCTACTATTTAAACGGTGCGAGTTTAACGCCAAAACTTTACTATCAGAAGTCTATAGATACGCTCGATAATTTACCGTATAGCAACTCATTCATAAAATTAGTTTGTCAAGATACAACCAATGGTAAACTGTATAGAACCCGCTCAACTCGATTTCAAACAGCTTGCATACAAGTTCAGGCTTTAACATCCAGCCCTACAGACGGCCAAACGGTCTACTTTGGAATGTTACCAAAAGCACCGATAACAACGGCAAACGTTTCAAAAGTTTATATTAGAAAAGCGGCAGCCATTAAAGTTGCTGAAATTTATTGCTATTCAGGAACAGCAGGAACAAATGAGAACTGGAGCTTATACATTCGGGTTAATAACACAACGGACTATTTAATTCAAACAAAGGGCGTAAATACGAATGAACGGGTATTTACTAACTCATCATTAAACATATCATTAAACGCTGGTGATTACTTTGAAATTAAAAGCGTGCAGCCTACATGGGCGACAAATCCATTAACAACCATTTACGGTGGTTATATTTATTTAGAATTGTACTAATAATTATAGATATACTCTTTAAATAGTTTAACTTTGTAAACATGAAAACACAAGCAAAAATATTAGGTTACCAATGCGGTGGAGAACAATCTGTCACTTTAGCATTAACAGGTAGCGAACAATCCTTGCCTGCTGGTTGTATTGGGGTTCTGCCCAATAAAGGAGGATGCATTATTTCATCATTAAAGCGCAAACCAGTCGGAGGATCGGATGAGGTAACTAATTTTGCAACCTCTTTGGGTATTGCAAGTTTAGATTTTACCTCGGTTGAACCTACTGTTAAATGGGTGGATGGTGCGTTTTCGCATGATGTTGCACCTTATAATTGGTCGAAGGTTACGGGAACAGCAGGCGGTCACATTGAATGTATAATTGAATAGTATGCAAACGCTAAAACTAGGCGGAAATTTTTTATTAAAAAATTCAGGGTCATACCATCCTTTTGCCCAAGCCATATTCAATAAGATGGTCTCATTGGGTGAGCCACCGAGTTTGCTAGTTAAGCAAGCGTACAACAAAACAATTCTAGATTTAATAGCGAATAATCTTTGGGCAGATACAGACTCTATACAAACGCATAGAACACATGCTGAAAATTCATCATTTATAAATTGGAAAACAGGATTAGTTCAGGGTAGTAAAGTTAAGACTACTGGAAACTATCCTGTTTTTACAATAAATTCTGGATGGCAAACAGATGGATCTAGTAACTTTATTAATACTGGTATAAACCCAACTAACTGTCAAAAATATACGCTTAATGATGCTGGGTTAATTTTTAAGACCGCTAAAACAACCGGAGATGGTAACTATTCTTTAGGTGCTTATGGAACTTCTACGAATAGAATATTCCTTATGAAAAGTGCTTCTGGTACAAATGCTAGAGGCACATTAAATGCAGCGGATAAACAATTAGCATCTCTTGGAGATGCTAATACTAATAAGGCTGGTTATTGGGGAATATCACGAAAATCTTCATCATTAATTGATGCAATGAAAGATGATGCAGCAATAATAGATCAAGCAAGTACTGCTGCTGCATCATTAATAAATAAAGATATTTATATTGGTTGTCAAAATCATACCACTCCGGGTTATACCTCGGAGCAATCTGAACTTATTATAGTTTGTTCAAAATTTACCCCTACTCAATTTCTAAAGTTTAAAGAAATTTTTGATACATTTTTTTATGAATTAGACATCGCTCTAGCGGAAGATGTTACGCTGCATGGAGCCGTTGCTGACGGAGAAACAGATAATTATACAGCAATAACAAACGCTTTAGCAACTTATAACTCTATAAGAATAGGAAATTCAAGAAGTGATGTATTTTTAACAACAAAAGAAATTTTAATCCCAAGTAAAAAAACCGTTATAGTTGATGGAACGGTAAAGATTAAAGACGGAACTACTGTAAATATTGTTCAAAACGTTGCAGTTAGTGGAAAGGATTTTTATACTAATTCTGTTACAGGATTTAATATAGGAGAATTAGTCGGATGGAGTGATGACCTGCAAGACGTACAAGGTGGAGGTGTTCAAACCAGAAAAGTTGGAGGATGTGGTTATATTTCTGCTATTGACGTGGACAATAAAATTATAACAGTAGATTATGGATCTAAATATGCTATAACAGCTTCATCCAATGCAAAGCTAGGACACTATCAAAATGTATTTAAAATATCTATTTCATCAAAAAATATTCATATATACGGAGATGGAAAGATTGATGGAAATATGTCAAATCAACTTGATATTGAAGGGGTTTATAATGATGCATTGTCAATGGAGTATGGTGGCTCTGGGTTATTCATTAGACAATGTAATAATGTAACTATAAAAGGCAGAAATCAGCTAGAAGTTACTAATTCAGTTTTGCATGGGATTTCATTCTTAGGAGGAGCAACATATCAATCAAAAAATATTGTCATAGATAAAGTAAAATCACATCTTAACCACGATAAGAATGCTTTATTTTATAATACTGATAATTCAATAGTATCTAATTATATTGGTGATGATTCTTTATTTGAGGATGGATTAATTTATTATGTCTTAAATACCAACGCAATCGTAAATAATATTTCATGTAAAAATAATAGGCGAGGTGGATTTTATGCCAATAGCAATTCAAATTTTAATGTTACTGGTGATAATATTGAGTTGTCTGGGAATAAGATGTATGATGTAGTTATTAACTCTTCAAATGTAACTTTATCAAATGTAAATATAATTGGCAAACCATTAGTGTCACCTAGATATTCTGTACTTGTTAGTTATGCTTATGAGTATGGAAAAACGATTGTAATTACCAATATGAATATTGATGGTATTATCAATCCATTATACGGAGTTATTGGATTAATAGGTGGAATTGATGGAGTTACTTTTAATAATGCTAAAATATCTAATTGTTCAGGTATTGCTATAGTTTCAGATGATGGAGTTTATGCTGGATTTCCGCAAAATGTTCATTTTATTGGTGGGGGAATTTATAATCATACTGGTACAAAAACCGATATTCAAGCCGGTTCTGATGTAACATTTACAGATTTTGAAGGATTAACCTAATTTAAACATAAAACAATGACAAATTACACACTTTATGTAGCGGTACTAATCGGAGCGATTATATACGCGCTAATTGATTTTGCAGGTAAAAAAGGAACTGAAGTGCTAACAAAAAAGTATTTAATTGCAATTATAGCTAATGTTATGGCTGGTTGCGCTTTGATTTGGGCTACTGAGCTAAAGCAAGGGGTAATGCAAATTGGCTGGTTTGATGCCGCTAAAGTAATGGCTATGTTTTTTGGTATAGCCGGGCAAAAACTATTTAAGTCCATAATGGATATTACGAGCAGAAATGTTAAAACCACAATCGGAATAAATAAAAAGTAAAATGAAAAGATTAAACTATTGTCCAGAGCCAGAGGATGAAGACCCTCCATTGGAGCCAATACCTCCAAGAAAATGAAAAAAGCAACAGGGATACTAGGAATTATAATTAGTATTATTGCATTTTCAATATACTACCAAGTAGCCGTTGCTACGTACCCGAAAGTCCCTGTATTTTTTATTAAGTTTTCTTACTACTCTTTATTCGTAGGATTGGCATTAACCTGCTTATCTTTAGGTATAAACTCAGAGAATAGGCTTAAAAACCTAATATACTATACTGGTTCTTCTTTTTGGTCAACCATCTTTTTATGCTATTTGCTAAAGGATTTAGCAATTATTCACAGCCGTAACATGAGTATTCACATTCTAATAGGCACTTAGCTATTATGCTTAATTTTATATTTCTTCAAACCCTTCAGATAGGGAATTGGGAGTTTTTTATTGGGGTTGCAACGTTTATTATTACGCTTGGTTATGCTACAATAAGGATAACCAGAAGCATAAACGATAAAGCGGATAAGGATAAAGTTATTCCTCGAGATGAGTACGATAAGGATATGGAGAAAATAAACAGCGATTTTGATGATTTTACGATTGATCTAGAGCGAATGCAAAAAAAGGTTGATAAATTTGAGGAATCATATCATAACATAGACAAAAAACTTGATTTATTGAGTCTTGATATAAAGTATATAAAAGCAAACTGTGAAAAAGAAACCTGTAAACCCAAACAACCATGAATCTAACAAAAGAAGTACTAAAAAAGATTTTCCCGTATGCTGATTTAGCCAACTTAGAGGCATTAATACCTTGGTTAAACAAGTATATGCAAGATCACAAGATCAATACCTATTCAAGGGTTTGCCATTTTTTAGCCCAGGCGGGACACGAATCAAGCTCATTCAATCGGTTTAGCGAAATGTACGATGGAAAAGCCTCGGAATACTTTAAAAAATACGATTTTAGAAAAGATTTAGGCAATATCAATGAGGGTGATGGAGAGAAGTTTAGAGGGCGGGGAATATTTCAACTTACAGGACGCGAAAACTATCATAAAACAAGCATTGCGCTATTCAATGATGATCGGTTAATAGATAATCCTAAGTTGGTTGAACAACCACAATATGCTGTTTTAACCGCTTGCTATTTTTGGTTTACAAGACATCTAAACGATTTGGCTGATAAAGACGAATTTAAAGCCATTACTCAAAAAATAAACGGAGGATTTAACGGTATTTCTGAAAGGAAATACTTTTTGGATAAGGCAAAAATGTGCATATCCTCAGAATGTTTTATCGTAATTCCTGAAAGAATATGAAAACTAATATAATTCTAGTTGGAATAATCATACTTCTTTTAGTCGGTTGCTATTTTACTTTGGATTTTGGATTAAAAGAAAAGCAAGAGCGAAAGCGGGTTGAAAGAAACCTAATTAATGAAGTCAATGCCAAGAATGAGGTATACACCCAACTAAACATTAAAACTAAAGAATTGGCATTAATTAAACCGAAACTGGATAGCACAATCAAGGCGAATAAAATTAGACCTAAAGAGGTTCAAAAGATAATCACCTACGAAACAAGAATTAAATGGGACACTATACCTTTTATACTACATCCGCCTAAGAGTGATTCAACCAATCGGTTGATTATGGTTGCAGGAATTGATAACTGCTTTACGTCTGAGGGGTTAATTGATTTGACTTACACCAATCTTTTCCCAACAAAAGAAGATGTTAGTAATATTTTGTTTTCTCTTTACAATACTAAAGTAATTGATAACGGTGGAGTGATATATTACTCAAAAAGAGATACTACAAGATGGCGAATTATTCGCTGGTTGTATCCCAAAAAATTCTACTCAAAAAGTTTTTCAGATTGTAACTCAAAAGTTGATATTCAAGAAATAAACGTTATTAAGAAATAAGTTTTTGTTTGGTTTGTTTGTTTTTTAATAGGTTAGGTTTATGGTTGGAGGCTGTCAGCAATGGCAGCCTTTTTTGTAGTAGATAATTACACTTAAAAGGCTAATAAAAAAAGCCTAGTTTATCTAGGCTTTTAATTTTTATATCTATTCTTTTTAGTTTACTTTTTGCATCCTAGATGCTAGAAGTTGTATTTTGAGTAACAAATATAAAACATAAAAATTAAAAAATCAATAGTAAAATGATGTTTTTAAACATATCAAATTAATCAAAAATAACTTGCATAGTTTAGTAACGTAACTAATAAATGACTATATTTGTTCTATAATTTTAAATAAAGGGTATGGCCAGACCACAAAAATACGGATTACCAACTACTGGAATTAAAGTTCCTGTAGAGTTAAAAGATACGATCGTGTTTATTTGCTTTAAGTATGGAGAACTTGACGAAAAAAGAAGGATTGAATATATTGAACAATTAAATGAAGAAGTTCGTAAGGACTCAGTAAAAAAATGCGACCATAATTTCCTACATGTAGAAACATGCTTGGATAAACAGAAGTTTAAATGCTCTAAATGCGGCGAATACATATAGCATTTTTTCCGAGTCCGTATTGAGCATTAACGGTTTGCGTGTATGCCCCGTTGGGGATTATTTAGTAGTAACTTAATTAAAAGCGATAAGATGAATAACTTACAAAACAATCAAAAAAGCGATACAACCCCAATGGGGTATGACACGATGTTAGCACCCGTTAATTCTTCGGGAAAGCTAAAAAATGAATGCCTATTTTGTGGCAGTAGATTTTGTTACGAAAGGGTGGTTTCAGAAGATATGAAGTACGATGAGGTCGCCTGTATGAAACACGTAAAAGACTTATATAAACACTCGGACATAGTTGCTCCAAAAATAATGAAGTCGTTTATATCAAGTACGGCTATTCAGAAACGTGGAGTTCCTTTTAATGGGTGCTAACGCTCGGTGTTGGTGGCGTTCTGTGCGGCGTATTTCCGCACAGAAAAGCAGCCACCTGAATGCCAAGTAAGCCGCACAGAATGACATTAACACATGTTATGCTCTAGTTGCGCTCCGAGTTTGGAAGATAATGATAGGCATTCATCACCGAGCGTTATGGCTCAATTAGGCTTAAAGGAGTTGACGTACTTTGTCAACGGTTAAGCCGTCAAGCGAAAGTTGAACTATAATATTTTAATCATGGATTTAACTGTACTTAATAATAGTTTGATAGGAAGAGATTTTTTGAGGTTAAAAGATAAACAAAAACCTACTGTAGATGAATTTCTTGATTACAGAAACAGAATGCTAGATTTAAAGAAACTCAAAAAATATCCTTCCGAATGGTACGATAACGAAATAAATGCCGTGGATGAAATATTAAAATATTATAGTGAAGCGGAGCGCAATTGAGCCATAACGGCAGTAATAAGAACCGTGCCGAGTGATTGAAATAAAAGTAAAGAGGTAAAATATTGTTTTTAATAAATTTTAGGAGGGCGTTTTTATGAAAATTAAAACTATTGATGAAATAATAATTGCTAAAACTAAACACAAAAACAGAACAATTTTAGCACAAGATATACGAGAAATGTTAATTTATGCATCAGAACAAGCATATAAAGCAGCTACAATTTGTATTGTAAATCCACAAGCTGATGAAGAGCAAATGTTTGAGCATGATGAAAGTTATTATATTCATAAATTCCCAACTTTTACTGATTATTTAAAAGAAATAAACAAATGAAAAACAATAAAAAAACAATACATTATGTTCCAGAAGATATTAATGTAAAATTCTTATTGGATAATGAATTTACTAAATGTGGGTTGACTTATTCTAAAACTAATGACTTTACAAGTGATATGAAGTATGTTACTTGTTTGCATTGTGCTAAATCGATAAATCATTTAATTAAACTTAAATAACTAGTAAATGAAAATAATAATAGAAAATAATAGTGACTTATCAGCTAGATTTTGCTTAGAAAAAGTAAGTTTTGAAATTGTAGAAGCAACTAGAATATTTGAAAGAGATAAAACTAAGTTCTATCATGTAAAACTACAAACCTTGCAGAATGGTATTTTATACTCATATCAAATGTGGGTAAACAAGATTAAAACAGGATACACATTTAAGTTTTACAATTTTTAATGGGCTTGAAAAGCCCAAGTCGGGCGGGCAAAATTTATTAAAAACAAAGCCTAAGTAATGAACAATCTAAATAGCGATTCAGTTAGCATGGTTTTTATTACTTGTTGTATGGAGCGAAGCCCGTGCGGTGGCTTCCGTTTGCCGCACGAAAGACTATTAAACAGCAAAACAGATATGCGGCAAATGGCATACAACGGTACTGTAATAAATAAAGTAAAAGCAATTGTAATATAAACCTTAAATTAAATCCAAATGGAAAAACAGAACATTACAGAAGAAATGAAAGTACATGTAGAATGGTACAAAGAAGCAAAGGAACAAACCATTGAGAGTTTGCCTGCTTTTATTAACCACTTAATGAATGATTACAACCATGATTATGGTACAATTTGCCATGCTTTAACTGCTGGAGGGATTGCTACTATGTGGGCTATGAATAATCATGAACAAGGTGGTATAACTGGATTTCAAGCGGGGTGCATTATGTGGGAATTTATCCGAAATTGGAACTATGAACATAATAAATGTGGGTTAAAAATTGTGGATTATGATAACTTGCTATTCCCACAATATGAGGATAAATTCCAAAAGACAATTACAAAAGGTACGTGGAATGCTTTACAAAAAGAGGCTGAAAATAAATTGCAAGAGCGATGGGATGTTCATCCAGCAGTTAAAGAGCATTGGGAAAGAATAAAAGCAGGTAAACTTCCATTTGGATTTTCGGTTACAGAAAGAGAATAAAGATGGTTGCTTTTATTTTATTTATTACATGTTGTGTGCAGTACAGGGCAAGCGCACTATTAACTTTATGTTTGATAAAGTTTGTTGTTGGTGCGCTGTGCGTTGGGATTTGCGAGGTATTGCATACAACGTACGGTGGTTGGAAATGTTGGGGGGCATTACCAACTACTATGTTATCAAACGATAAACCCCAATATTTTTAACCACATGTTAGCGTTCGTTTAAAGTGCGCTGGCAATAAAAACATAAAAGCAATGGAGAAACATATTGAAACTAAATTTGATGGCAAGAAAGCTATTGTTATAGCAAAAGACCATCCACACTACAATGCGGTTGCTATATGCAAGGGTGCGGACAGAACATGTGCGGGACTAGGAATGAAGTTTGAGGATGTTAATACCTATGAAGAGTTCTATGTCTTTAATGGCAAGGAAATCCAATGGGTAAATGAACGCTAACGTGACTGTGGTAAGTTACGTTCCGTCAAATTGCAGTAACCAAAGTTATTAATAACAATATTTTAAAATTTTAAGGAGGGAAAAATGAACCAAGAACAAAATGAATTACCCAGAAGATGCCAAATGCAAAAATGGTGCGTTGCTGAACATGCTATTTTCAACGCTATGGGCGAAGTTGAAAAAATGTCAGCAGATGTAATACTAACTGATGCCGTTAACTTATTACAACAAGCACGAGATAAAGTTGCTGACTTTATTGATGCAAATCCCAATTATAGCATTGATAAACCTAAAAATAAACGAGTTAACCGTTACAACCAATTTATACTAGACAATAAAGGCAAACTATACAATGCTTTTAGGCACGGATTGGTTGAAGATGGACACAATACCGAAGAAGGGAAGCGAGTCGTTGATTTGGCTAGAGTAGAATTAGGCTATTCGCCTAAAACTTGGGATGGTGATATTTACAATGCGCTTTATAGAAATTGGTTCAGATTGGTAGTTGAAAATCAATAATGCGTTTGAAAAACGCAAGGAGCGCAGGAAAAAATTTTAAAAAGCCTTAGTAATAACTAACCTAAAAAGCAACAATGCAGGAATGTAATTTACCACAAGTTATAAGCAGTTTGGGAATGCTGCGTAGGATATTGGAAACGATAATAAGTTCATTAGATGCCTACAAACAAAAGGATGCACAGTTTCGCCCAAATTGCTTTATAACGGGATGCAGGTATGAAGCGGCCTGTGTTGCGCCTGCGGCAGGCTGATTTATACCTGCTGTTATCGCTTCGGTTTTATTGTTTAATCTTTTAAAAATCAATTATATGAACGAATTACAAACTTTAATGAACGACATTTCTGAGTGGTCAGATGCCACATTTGGAGATGGTCAAAGAAATCCAGCAATAGTTTACCATTTAAAAAAGGAAGTGGATGAACTTATTGAAGCACTAACAAAATCTGCTGAATTTGGATGTGATGATTCTGTTGGTATTGGAGAATTTGGAAGACAAGTTGAAAAAACACAAATGGAGTTTGCTGATTGCTTTATGTTGCTACTCGATTCCGCTTCACACTTCCATATTACTGCTGAACAATTAATCGAGTTTACCCGTGAAAAACTTGAAATAAATAAGGCTCGGAAATGGGGCAAACCTGATGCTAATGGAGTTGTCGAACATATTAAGGATGTCGCTTCTTAAACTGAGCGATAACGGCTGCAAACAAGAGCCGTTTAAGTATCAAAGATTGATTGAAATAGTAAACTAAGTATAAACCTAACAGCATCTTAAAAGTATTAATAAATGGTTTTTGTTTGCTGTTATAAACTGTAAAAATTATGAAAACAACTTATTACATGCTTTTAGTTTTAATGGGATTAATATTGAGTATCCCAATGACAATAATTATGGTTGCAATACAGCAAGCTAAGGACAATACGGAAAAGATGGAAAAACATTTAAGGCAATAATTTTTATTGTTTATAACGGTACTGCGCTAAGAACAGCACCCTGTTTGCAAATCAGTAAGTAAAAAGCGAGAATATAATTTGTTTTTAAATTTTAAAAGGAGGGCGTTTTTATGGAATTATTAAGGACTATGGAAGAAGAAATGATAAAAGATATAATGGCTAAAAAAGAAGCTATTATACTTGAACGAATTTACTTAAGAACTGATATTAAAGACTTTGAGGGAATAATAAAAGATTCTCAAAGATTATTTCCAAAGTTAAAAATGGTTTGCAAGGGAGAAGATGAATATGTTTACTATAACGATGGTTCTGAAAATGGATTATTGATAGTAGTATTTAAACTATCCCATAATATTGATTTTGATAATTATTCAGCAACATTAACTATAAAATACGAATAAATGGAAAACTGGATTAAGACATCGGAAAAGCAACCTGACAAAAAAGAAAATGTTAGAGTTTCTCAAGTACCATGCTTGGCTTTTTATAAAAACGAAATACGTGTGCTATATTTTAATCATACGCACGAATGTTGGGATAACGAAGATGGTGATGATTTTGAATGTAGAATAGAAGATGTTGAGTATTGGATGCTATTACCCGAAAAGCCAAATACAAATAATTAGCAATACTAATCCTAAGTTTTATTGCCAAAGACAAATAGAAGGAGAATCTATGTGTAAAAAGCAATGCGAACATTGTAAAGAATATTATAAACAATTAGAAAAATAATAATGATATGGGAAGAGAAAAATGTAGTATGACTGACGAAATGGGATATTGTGGCTATTATGATGCGTTCTATATGTTATGCGAAGAATGCCAAGAATGTCCAGAAGGGTTAGATGATGATGACGGTAGTTATGATTCAGATGAAGAATGGATTGATGAGGATGACGTGAGAGAAACTGATTTTTAACCATTTAATATTAAATATTTATGAATACAGATGACGCCAAGAAATTAGAAATAAAAAAATCAGATGAAGATATTGATTGTAAACAAAATTATAGCATACGTTGCTTAAATCAACTTTGTAATGAATGTCCTTATTATATTGCTGCGAAAGCAGCAAAAGAGCGTGAGGAAAATTTAAAAATAAATTAAGTAAACGTAATTATTTATCCCATTAAACTAGATGTTAGTGTTGTTTTTAGCGCAAGTTATGTGGCGCATGGGATAAGGCTTTTAATTTATGTTCTTTATAATTTAAAAGCGCGCGCTGGCTTCCGTTTTGCTGCGTTACTGAATTAAACTTTTAATAACATTTATGTTTGATAAATGGTGTGTAAAAAGTTTATGAAAGGCAGCAAAATGGCACATAACGGCAGTAATAAGAACCGTGCCGAGTGATTGAGATAAAAGTAAATAGGTAAAATATTGTTTTTAATAAATTTTAGGAGGGCGTTTTTATGAAACTAAAAACAATTGATGAAATAATTAACTCAAATACTGCCAATAAATGCAGAGAATATACAGATGAAAGAGTTAAGCAAATGATAATAGAAGCTTCAAGGCAGGCGTTTGATGCTGGTATTGATTTGGGGTATGCAAACGGAACTTGCGGAACTTCCTATGAAACAGAAAGTGAATTTAATAGTATAAATTCTTACATAAAAGCAATATCTAATGAAGACAAATAAAGATGTTCAGGCGATAATGGAGTTTAATGGGGTTATTAAAAACTACCTTAAAATGAAACGAATAGAGTTAAGGGTTGATTTGAACGAAGAAATAAAACTAAACACAACAATCTTTAAACCTATTGAAATAATAGGAGAACTCCCAAGTATGTATAGAGTTTATAATGTTGAAGTAAGCCATGGTAACAGAGTTGTTAAACATAGACAGTTACATGAATTGCACCTAATTGCACTAAAAAAAAGAAGTAATGAAAGCACAAACTAAAAGACTGCTCTTGGCAGCAAAGAAATATTGTGAAATTAACGACAAATCAACTGAATATATGCTACAATATATGCAAGATGTAGCGGATGTTGATTTAGATTGCGTTCTTAGTTTCTTAATCCAATTGGGCAAAAGCCCAAAAGCGGGTGGGCAAAATTTGTTAAAAACAAAGCCTAAGTAATGAACAATCTAAAAAGGGATTCAGTTGCATGGTTTTTATTACTTGTTGTATGGAGCGAGGCTTGTGCGTTGGCTTCCGTTTGCCGCTTCAAACTGCATCGAGTTACAATAAATTAAAAGCGGCAAATGGCATACAACTCATTTATAAAAATACTTTTACCTTTGTAAAATTATGAAACATTCTAATAATCATACTTTTACTAGCGATGAAATAACAGATAAGATAATCGCTAAAATGAATAAACTAAAGATCAATAAAAGTATAGTTATTCGAGATATGCTTAAATACTACTATTTCAAAGAAATTCGACCGATGGAGTTAAGGCTAAAACATCAATCGAAAAGGAAAGATTGTCCATTCTGATGTTTTTAAACATACCGATTTATTTGCCGAATAGTTTTGGTAACTATAAATTGCATAAAAATTAAACCTATGTACAGAATAACAAAAACCGATCAATTGACCTCAAAAAAGGAGGTCGTTGAGATATACACCGACAGGAATGAATCAGCCAATAAATCACAGGCGAATATGGATTTAATGGACATTCGCAGCCAGTACGTTGACAGCATTCTATCGCCTATTATTTCGAACGAAAAAGGGCTTTCTTTTGCTGTTTCAAGAATTGGTCAGCATTTAATCTATCAGGTCGAGCAATTCGACCCGCATTTTGACGAGCTGAGCGAAGTTTTTAACCCGAATTTTAACCAACAAATGAATTAATATGGCTGATGTAAAGTTAAAACGAAATACATTCATAGGAGGATCAGATGTTGCTGCTATTTTAGGCATTAATCCGTATAAAACAGCCTATGAAGTTTGGGAAGAAAAAAAGCATGGAATAAAAACTTTTGATGGCAATAATGCAACCGAGTGGGGTCAAAAGTTAGAACCTATTATTGTAGATAATTGCTCCCAAATAAACGGATTTACTATTGCGTATAGAAATGATAAATTTATTTCGAAAGTAAATCCAATATTAGGATGTCACCCAGACGGAATTTCCATAACTCCAAAACCAAAACTGATTGAGGCTAAAACGGTTTCGTCTAAGGCTTATAAAAATTGGCAAAATGAATTGCCATTAGAGTATTTTTGTCAAGTTCAGCATAATATGTTTTGCTGCGATTTAGAAGAGGCTATTTTTATATGCTTAGTTTTAGATGATCGTTACTACTTTGAAATAAATGTTAATCGGGATAACGATTTTATTGAAAAGCAGAATGCTTACCTAACAGAATGGTGGAATAAGTATATTGTTGGCGATGAAATTCCGATAAAAATAGTTGCCGATTACGAAAGGCAATTCCCAGATCAAAAGATTGTTGAAGCAGATGAATCAATTTTTAAAATTTACCAGCAACTAGTAGAAGCAAAAAAAGAGTTTACAGAGGCAAAAGAAAAAAAAGAGGCTTTAGAAGATCAGCTAAAACTATTTATTGGAGAGAATACTGATCTAATGTATGGAATAAACACTTTAGCAACTTGGAGAACTCAAATTCGAGTTCAGATTGATACCAAAAAGTTTAAGGAAGAACTTCCAGAAACGTATTTAAAATACTGTAAAGATAACAAGATAAGAGTTTTTTTACCTAAAATCTAAAACCATGAACGAACAAATCGACTTTTCAAAAGAGGCAAAAAACAGCCTAGAAAAATCAGTTAAAAACAATCAGATCGCTTTAAATCTAAACCAATATCTGAGAAGCGAAAGCGTTATTAAGCGACTCAATCAATTGGTTGGTGAAAATTCAGAAAAATGGATAAGCAACATATTAAATGTTGGCACCGGAAGTAAGCAGTTAAGAGAATGCGATCCTAAAACAATTGTACATGCAGCCATTCAATCTATTGCTTTAAAATTGGATTTGGATAAAAACCTTGGATTTGCCTATATTGTACCCTATGGCAAGGTCGCACAATTCCAAATGGGCTATAAAGGATTTATTCAATTAGCCATGCGAAGCGGTCAATACAAGACAATGAATGTAACCGCAATTAGAGAGGGTCAACTTATTTCAAATAATATTTTAACCGGGGAAATAGAGTTTAATGCTGAAAGCAAAACTTCAGATAAGATAATTGGTTACGCTGCTTACTTCAGATTGGTTAATGGTTTTGAAAAAACATTGTACATGACATCAGAGGCAATCGAAAAGCACGCAAAACAATACTCTAAAATGTTTAACCATTCAGAAAGTCTTTGGAAAAAAGATTTTGAAAAAATGGCTTTAAAAACGGTTTTAAAACTTTTGCTTTCAAAGTATGGTATTCTTTCTGTGGATATGCAGGTAGCATTAAAAACAGATCAATCTGTAATCAATGACATTGAAGGATCTGAAATTGATTATATAGATGTTGAAGAAATACCTTAGTATGTTTGATAACATACACAATTTAGAATCACCAATCAGTTAATTACCTAAATTGCATAAAAAAAGATGGAAACAAAACAGATCATATCAGAAGTTGTAGATCACTTTAAGTGTAAGATTAAAAAGGCTGATTGGGATAATAACTGGGGCGATCAAACAATGACAGTTGCAATTATTCAAGAGTTATCTAATGGATTCTGTGCTGTTGGAACTATGGTTGCTTATGGAAAATATCACATTGATAGAGGTCTTGAGGTTGAAGATGTTGATGTAACAATTGAAATATTTGACAAAAACGAACACCGAATCATTTTCCCAAATAAAGGGATTAGACTTAGATCAACCATTGAAAATGAACTAAAAAAATATCTTCAGCAATGAGAACAATCCTGCTACTATTCCTATCGTTTAACTTGTATTCACAGCCTATAGATATGGATAAAAAACCATGCTATGTGATTGACGACTACACGGCACAAAGCGATTGGTTCTTTTCTGCTAACTTTTACGGGTACTTTTACGGCAAAAAACATGAAGGAACTTTATACATTAAAGTTAAACTAAACGATAAGCCGTTAAAATCTGGTTATATTTACCTTTTTTGCGAGAGAGGAAACCTGGCTTTAAAGATTGATTCGATTAGCAGGAGAGGATTTTATGTTGCATCGGTTAAGGATTGGGATACTGAAAAGGAAAAGACAATACTAAGCGGTGTAAAAGCAGTGGGAATGGTAACAGATAAACGCGAAATTTACTATATCAGCAAGCGAATTGACAATAACATTAAGGAAATTATTAACTTCATTAAACCTTTATAACTATGCCAAGTTTAAAAAGAATAAAACCACCAACTAAAGAGCGGGTTGCTGGAGAAATTTTCAGCTTCGAAAAATCGGAAGCCCACAAGGCTGCTTTAAAACTAGCCAAAGAATGTTCAGATCGAACGACAAAAATTAGGCACTTAATCAAAGACCCTCACACCAACGAATATTATGAGCGAATCCAGATCATTCATCGACCGAGAAGGAATCAAACAGCGTCTTAGCGAGTTAGGATTTCGAAAGGTTTGCGAGAATAAGGAATCCTCATTGGTAACCACTATAAAAAACGAAAGCATTTTGGTGTACATGAATAACAAGCCGAGAGAGTTTATAATGGTTCACAAAACAGATAGATACACTTTTAAAACGATTAACGAGCTAAACCGAATTTATGAAAAGCTTTATTCAGATATTACTCAATGAGTGTGCTGGGCAAAAAATGTTCAATTTGAATGATATTAACCATGCTTACGATTCATTTCTAAAGCAGCAGCTACAACCAGAAAATATAGAAGAAACCTATAATAAAGATTTATTCTATATTAACAACCCAGCCCTTAAACAGCATGGGCAGATCGTAAAATCTGATTGCAACGGAAATATGGCAGGTCTAACTAAAATTACCTATCAAAACGGTAAAAAAGATTATATTCATATTAAATTCCTAACACCAATAAAATAATGACAGCAACCTACATTTTTTGGATTTGCATTGGAATAGTTGCAGCTATCGTTGTTTGCGATTTCTGCAAAAAATGCAAAAAAGTAATTCCAACCAAAGAAGAGAATGATCCTCAGAATGAAGAAATAAAGTTTCAATACTATTTTAAGCACCCATCAGGACGCACATTTTCTAAAGGCATGAACGAAGAAGATGCTATTGAATTTGCAAAAAAGCATCCATACTGGTACGTTACTGTAAGCAATGGGGTAGATTTGATTAATTCGTACTGGGAAAGTCCTAAGGATTATTGGAACTTCTATGAATAGAAACGACACAAATCGAATTAATATACTGGGTAAATTAATTCAAGGCGCAACGAATGAGATCATATCTTTGTCAGAAAATGGCGACTCAACGAATACATACTATGCGATTAATCTTGAAAATCGAACAGTTTTTGATGAGGATACTGATTTTAAGAAGCTGGAGGAGCGTTGCCAGAAATCGAATCTAAGCAGTATTGCAATTTGCAATCTAAAATCAATGCTAAAAAAGTAGATTTAGTCTTTGCACATTCACAATAATTTGCTAAATTTGCTGATACAAATACGACCAAATGAAAATAGAATTTTACAATAACAATATAGCCGTTAAATCGGAATTAACAAGGTGGGTTTGGTCGCCCGTGTGCCTTGTTTTTTTCGTTTTTAGCGGCTTAATTTTTTAAAAATATGAGCGAAATTGCATGTAAAAATTGTGGCTCGATGGATGTAATTGAAATAAAACTTTTTGGTTCTCCTCATTATGCCAAGGCAATATGTAATGATTGCGGTAGTTTTGTAAAATTTATTCCTAAACCAGGATTAAATTATAAATCAAGATGCAAAGAACAGTTAAATAGAGCGTTAACACAACATCCAGAAAACGAATACTATAAATCATTGAAGAAATATTTTGATAGTAATGGAGTTTTAACACCTAAACAATTTAGATCAATTGATAAATTTTGATTATGGAAGGTTGGATAAAACTTCATAGGCAAATAATTGACCATTGGATTTACAAAGACTCAATAAAGTTTAAATGGTGGGTGGATATTCTATTTATGGTTAACCATGAAGATAATAAAATAAACATTGGATTTGAACTTTTTGACTGTAAACGGGGTCAATCTATTATGAGTTTACAAAATTGGGCAGCAAGATGGAATGTAAATAAAGATACTGCAAGGAACTTTTTGAAGTTACTCGAAAAGGATGGAATGATCTTACTCGAAAACCTTTCAAAAACTACACGCATAACAGTTTGTAATTATGATAATTACCAAACAAGTTTACACGATAGGCAAACGCAAGGCAAACGCAAGGCAAACGCAAGGCAAACGGTGAGCGACCCAAACAAGAATGATAAGAATGATAAAGAATATATATATAATAATTTTTATGATTCAGAAATTAAAAAATCCCTAAATGATGAAAACTACATAAATTTTGTTAAGGTTATATTCGGGTTGAATTCGTTAAGCAAAAAGTTAGATCGAGTTTTATCTATGCAAGAACAGGTATCTTTTGAACAATTCAAAATGATTGCTATCTATAAAGATAAATATAAAATAAGCATTGGAGATTATTTGGTAAGGATGGAGAATTGGAAGGATTTAACTAAAAAGAATATATCAGTACAACAAACATTACTTAATTGGATTAGAAAAGAAAAAGAAAAATGACAATACAAGAAGCATTTAAACACTATAAAAATTTTGGGTTATCATGTTTGCCAACATCTGACGATAAAAGTCCTTTTAAAGTAAAAACATGGAAAGAAACAGTTTTTATCAATAAAGATTTTGAGGGTGCTTTTGGTATTGGGATTATTTGCGGTAAGGCATCAGATAATCTTGAATGTATTGATTTTGATAATCATTTCTATGATGCAAAAGAAAATCTTTCTAGTTTTATTAGTCAGATAAAAGAACTATATGATAAATATAAATTTCCGATAGAATCAACAACTAATGGAGGATTCCATTTACTTTATAAATGTGAAACAATAGAGGGAAATTTAAAACTAGCCTCTCGACCAAGATTTGATGAAAAATTTAATAAGTTTAAGCCTGATTGTATAATTGAAACAAGGGGAGAGGGTGGCTATTTTGTTTCAGCTCCAACCGAAGGGTATAAATGGATTAGAAACACAATTGAAGATATACCAACCATTACTTCAGAAGAAAGAAAAGAAATATTTGAGGTTTGTCGTTCATTCAATACATGGCACGAATTAAAAAAATACGAAGAGGAAACCCAAAATAAACCTGGAGATTTATACAATAATTCGGTTGAGGCTGCAAATGATATAAAATCATTTTTAACATCAAATGGTTGGACTGAACTGAATAACGGTCAATGGCAAAGATCAGGAAAAAAGAAAGGAATATCAGCAACATTAGGGAAAGTAGCCCCCAATATTCTATACGTATTCTCTAGTAATGCTTATCCGTTTGAGCCAATGAAAGCCTATTCACCATTTCAGGTTATGGCTTTACTTAAATATAATGGTGATTTTAAACAGTGTGCAAAGGATTTAGCAGAAAAGTATTGTGAAAAAAAACCTATAAAAAACGAACCTTTAAAAAATCAACCAGAGCCAAAAGATCAAAATGAACTTGAGGCTATAATGAAAAAGGCTTTAATTGATTTATCTGTTCCTATTGTAAGACCTCCTGTAATAATGAAGATTAGGGATTTTGAGAATAACCAAATTATTGAAAGAAGATTATTTACATTGGGTAATTTTAGTGCAATAACCGGAAAATCTAAAAGCAAGAAATCATTTCTAGCAGCAATGCTTTTAGCGGCTGCATCTAAGAATGGATTGATTAACAATAAAATAAATGGGAATTTGCCACAAAGTAAAGATGGAGTAATTCTTTTTGATACTGAGCAAAGCGATTATGATGTTTATAGATATGCTAAAAATGTTAAAGATATTATTGGTTATGAATGTGAAAATTTTGGAGCTTTTGCACTAAGAGAATATACACCGAAAGAAAGATGTGATATAATTGATTATATACTAACAAAATTTAAAGATTCTGTTTCGTATATTGTTATTGATGGAGTTGCGGATTTAGCAACTGCAATAAATGATGAGATAGAAGCTACTAGAGTAGTATCTTTGCTTATGAAATGGACTAAAATATACAATTGTCATATAACCGTTAATATCCATCAGAATAAAAATGATAATTTTGCGACAGGACATTTAGGGTCATCAATTCTTAAAAAAGGAGAATGTATTATTTCTGTTTTTAAAGATGATAATGATTCTTCTAAATCCAAAGTTGAATGCACAGATATTCGAGGAACTTCAGAATTTAAGGATTTCGAAATTGAAATACAGCAAAATGGAGTACCAATAATTTCAGATAACATAAATATTTCAAGTCATTATGAAGTAAATGATTGTCCTTATTAAGAGATAATGCAAAAACACGTTAAAATATACTTAGACTATTTCGGTTATGGAGAACAGGATTTCATTCCGTGCGAAGCCTGTGGAGCAAAATCAACGGATATTCATCATATACACAACAGGGGGAAAGGCAAAGATACAATCGAAAACCTAATGGCACTATGCAGAAGGCATCACAATATGGCTCACTCTGATAAGAATCATATAGATAAATCAGAATTTGAGTATATCCATAGATCATTTTTGGCAGGGCAACGAAAACAGTTTTTAAAATGAAAACAAAAAAGATAAATAGAATAATAGGCAATATGACCTACTGCATTCGAGAGGATGTAAACAATAAAATTAAGAATAATTTAATTCTCGAAACGCTTGCAATAATGAATAAAGAGAAAAGGCGAAAAGAGAAGAAAGCGCAAAGTCCATTGATTAAGGAAATTTGATTTGATCTAAAATTGTCGTATATTTGCAGCATGAGCCCAGCACCAAAAGGACATCCATTATGGGGAGATCCAAGAAAGCCTAAAAAGTATTCACCAGAAGAATTATGGACTGGTGCATTAGATTACTTTAAATGGGCTGATGAAAATCCTTGGTTAATGGTTGAGCAATCAAAAATGCCTCAGAAACTTTCAGAAAAAATGGCATTAGGAATGAAGCCATCAATGGTTAAAGCATTTTTAAAACAAACCGTAGAATTACCAAAGCAAAGACCATACAGTATAGAGGCATTATGTCTGCATTTGAATATAAGCAGAGAAACGTTTGATAACTATTCTAAAACAAAAGGTTACGAAACATATTTTGACGTTTGTCGCGCGATAAGGGATATAATTGATAGGCAGCATTTAGAGGGTGGTATGGTTGGTGCTTTTAATGCAAATATTGTCACTCGAAAACTAGGACTTCAAGAAAAGATACAATCTACTCAGAATATTATTATATCGCCAATGAACCAGGAAGAAGCTGAAGAAATAAAACGAGCGATGGAAAATGCAAAAGAGGACTAGGATATTTTTAGAAAATCTAAAGGCTTTCAATGACTTCAAATTTACCTCAACGATAATAGCAGATCAAGGGGGACAGGGTTCTAGTAAAACTAGATCAATCATTCAGCTGCTTATCATTTTAGCACTTGCAAAAAAAAGGCATATAACTATTGCGGCTTATGCTTTACCACATTTAAAAGCTGGGGCAATGAGAGATATGGATGCTTCACTTTTAGAGATTGGAATAAACCCAATATCAGTCAAAAATTTAACCGAATCAATATACTACCTAAAAGAATCAACCATTGAATTTGTTGGGATAGAGGGAAATGAAGCTAGAGTAACAGGGCCACGAAGGGATATTCTCTATATCAATGAAGCAAATAAAAGGATTAGATATGAGGTATTCGAGTTGATGAACTCAAGAACAGCAGAGATAACATTTATAGACTTCAACCCAGCGCGTGAGTTTTGGTTCCACGAAAAAATAGTACCAAATTTCAGTTATAAACTAATCAAATCAACTTTTAGAGATAACCCATTTCTTCCTGAACGAGAAAGGCAAAATATACTATCCAAAAAGGATAAGAAAGGTTTTGAGAACTGGTGGAAAGTTTATGGCGAAGGTGAACTAGGCCAGTTGGAAGATGCAATATTTACCAATTGGAGAATAGGAGAATTTGATAACTCATTGCCATACGGTTATGGGTTAGACTTTGGCAGTCGTCACCCAGATGCCATGCTAAAATGTGCTGTTGATCATAATAAAAAGATAATATACTGGAAGGAAGAAATATATAAGAACGGATTATCAACTCAGGAACTAGCACAAATAATCAAAAGCAGAAATGTTAATAGTAGTTTGATTGTTGCGGACAGCGCAGCGACTAGAACGATTGGTGATTTAAAGCTGCAAGGATTGAATATTATTCCAGTTGTTAAGAATAAAATCATTGATGATATTAAGCTGATCAGAGGCTATGAAATAGTTGTTGATAAGGATTCATTTAACCTACAACGTAATCTAAATAACTGGATTTGGCTTGATAAGAAGGGTGAAATTCCAATAGATATAGATGATGACTGCATAGATGCTGGTCGTTACATTTTAACTAAGCTGATTTCAATTAAACCCAAACAGAAAGGACATCGACCGATATGATAGAGCTAAAAAATATCACATTTAATCAGTATTTAAGTTTAGAAGATCGAAGCGAATACGATTTTGCTATCAACTATGCTGAATCATTCCTAGAGCCAAAGGATATATTTAGCATTGGTAGTTTCACTCAACTTGAATTTGGTCTAGTTAAGGATTTGCAACAGGATATTTCGCAGGGTATGACTTGGGATAAGATGCTTGAATATATGTGTTTATTAACAGGCAAAAAAGAACTTGTATTTTACAGGCTATCCCTGCTAAAGATTATTCAGTTTCGAAACTATATTGTGAATGAGATTAAGCAGATTGTTGAGATCGAGAATCAAGTTTTAAGCTATGATCCTAGTGAAGATGAAATACAGGCTGGAATAGATAAGTTAAGCGTATTCGGGGTTTACGCCCAGCTGCTTTCGGTAGCGAATGGAGATCCATTAAAAGTTGAAATGGTTCGAAAAATGAAGTATGAGGATGCTTTCGTCTATCTTTGCTACCAAAAAATGAGCAGCGACTTCGAGCGCGATTTAATTCGAATTAGAACACCAAAAGAATAATATTATTTTGATTAAGTCTAAATAAACATTAACTTTGTCAAAAATATCTGAATGACAAACTTCGATATTATCGGCACGCTTCGCACGTATGCAGCCGCTAAAGGCTGGGTTTTCCTTTCAGGTGCAAGTTGGTATCAAAACTACGAACTATCCCAAGCAACGTTAACCGCTGGTAAAATAATCTTAGCGGTTGATTTTGATGCAAGCCCGGTAATCAAAAATAAACAGATAATCCAAATCAAGTACAATGGTTTAATGATGCTAGGAGAAAAGACGGAAACAACAGGAACGGCTGTTTCTTCTCTTGATGAAACGTTTATTCAAAAGTACGATGCAAGGCTATTAGCATTAATGACCTTACTCGCATCAACTATTGGCGATGTGGCATGTACTAATGAACTGGATATTGATTCTTTAAACTTTAAGGTAGGATTAAATAAGTTTGACGAGAATGCTGATTTTGCAATTGCAACCGTTAATTTTACCCATTGATGAGCGCACTAGAGCAGAAAATAAACGATGCTTTAGAATCTGTTAAAAAAGATTTGGTTGATAGTTATCAATCAAAAGGATTACGTGCGAGTGGTAACTGGGAACAAGAACTTGAATCATTTTGTCAAATAAATAGTGATAATTATCGGTTTGGAATACTTGGGGCTTCGTATTCTGAACAACTTGAAAATGGTAGATTGCCAAATAAGAACCAAACACCCGATGGATTAAAAGCATGGGTTGGGTGGGCTGGTTCTACATTTTTGAAGCAATGGGTGAAGGATAAGAATATAGATGCTTCTCCGTTTGCGATTGCATGGAAGATTGCAAGGGAAGGGGTAAAAGTACCGAATAGCTTTAATAAAGGCGGTTTAGTTTCAGATGTTATAAATGAAAAAACAATTAACCGATTTACTGAAATAATCAGTTTCGATCAGATTGAAAGTTTAAAATCAGATATTAGAAACATTCTAAATAATGGCAATAACTAGCATAACTGTTATTCAGGATAATAAAGTGGATTCTTGCCCACTTTTAAGTGTGCATAATCCATTAGTTTTTATTGTTGAGGCAGACTACACATCAACAACACCGAATACATTATATGTGTCTGAAAGTGTTAATAGCGGGATATATTCTTGTATTCCTTACTCAGACCCACAAGCAGGGAAAAGACAATTCATGTTTATTGCGGATGAGATTATTAGGGGTTTGATGGGTGATTTTGATGATATTGTACAGGCTGGAACTACCAATATTTTCAGGACAAATAAAACCTTAGACTTAACCTTAACTTTTTACGATCCTTCTACGCCTGCCACGAATTGTGCAATTACATTTATTGCTATGGCTGGATCAAGGCAGTTTGGGGAAAGTCCTAGCATTAATGAAATTTACGAGAATGATAGCGAAAACTATGTAGGAATAGTTGGATTCCCTTGCTATTGCTACTTTTTTAACGATAATACCTCAAATGTTTTAACAATTGTAGAAACATAAACCATATTGGCAATGGGTTAAAATTATTGCCATAACTAAATACATAAATATATGTTTATATTAAGACGTTATTCATCAGATGGTATGCAAATAAATCAGGAGATTGGAGATTGCTACACGTTAATCGAAAGAGAAATTAATTATGAAGAGTTTAGTAAAACATTTAAATCTGTATTCGGTAAAAATCATGTTGCAGATTTAGACGAAAGCAGTGATGATGATACTAAGAATTGTTACGCTTTCATTATTGGTTCATCAATTCAACCTCTTTACAAAAGTCAAAGGAATTACATTATGTCATCAAGCGGCAAAACATTCGATAATTTGAGTTTTAAATAAATAATATGCTGGTAATTGAAATATATTACCAGCAATATTTATAAATTATGAGTACAAGTATAGGTTTCTATAGGTATAAAGTAGATAGCGTTTCAGCCAATGGAAATACCGTTGAGTTTAAAGTAGGTGGAACAACCATTAAAACATGCACGATTCAACCGATTAATTTGTGTACAGGATATAAGGTTTTAAAATACATTAATCGGAATGGTCAGTATAGATTTTTTCCTTTCATAAGCCAGTACGAAGAATTGGATAAACCCAAAGAGATCGGCAAGGTATCTAATATGATTACTTCGATTTTAAACTCAAAATCAGATACCAAAAGCGTAGGATATAAATCTGATCGAATACTTAACTTAAAATCTGATCCAATTTCAACCGAACAACTTGAAATGCTCCGAGATATTTATACTTCTCCGCGGGTTTATCTTTACGTTGGAACTTCAACCGATTTGGAAAGTGATTGGGTTTTGGTTACAGTTAATGCGAGCAAATCTATTCGAAAAGAACCAAAGGCAAAGTTTACCACTTTAGAAATTGAGGTTAAGCTACCAGAAACCTACTCAATAACCATGCTATGAGATTGCTATACATAAATAGCACACTTGTTGACATTGATGAGGAAACATCAATTGGAATTGATTTTCAAACATTTGATATAAAAGACCCAAGCAAAAGGAAAGTAAGCATTTCAAATACGTTTTCAATTCCAAAAACTGCTCACAATTTAGCTGCTATTGGTTTTCCTAATAATCCACAAACAACTGATTTAACTATATATAATAAAATTACGTGCGATTATTATAATAATAATTATCATTTAATAAAAAATGGTAGCGTTAGATTGGATAAGATTGATGCAAGAATTAATTTATACGCTGCCTCTGATAGAACGCTATGGGATGATCTTAAACTTTTTACATGGGTTCAATTTTTACCTGAATATTACACTTGGCTTAAAAATGTAAAAGGGTTTAATTTTACACAAAGCAACAATACAAACCTAGGGACATTTTTATCTACATATATAAATGCAACAGATCATATTATTTTGCCAGCCTATTTTGGGAATAGAACGGATAAAGAAGATTCAGCGAATATATATCTTAGCACTACCAGAATTATAGCATCAGCATATCTTAACACAGAAACTAAGTTAGGAGGTCATTTCTGCATTTACGCAAAATCAATATTTGAATTTCTTGAATATAAATATGGAGTAAACTTTTTAACTCAGGAAACAGGGATAGATGGTAATATATGGGAAGATACAATAGCCCCTACTGTATATACGCCAGCTAGAAAATTATTTGTTATTATGCTGCACGAAAACGGGTTAACTAACGCCTATTCTGGTTATCAATTGGTTTATAAATTATATGACACTCCACCAGCGGTTGCTTCTTACAATTACTATCCATTAAATGATGTTGTAGATAAAGAGGATAAAACTCTTTACGATTTTGTAATTGCTTTTATGCAAAAATTTTGCATAATGCTTGATGATTATACAATGTCAGACGGAACGACTGCAATACTAATGACTCGATTTGATGACATTAAAACAAAAGCACCTGTTGTAGATTTTTCCGATAGAATACAATCAATTGTTTCGTTTAAATCAATGGTAGAGGGTTATAATCAGCATAATATAATAAAGGTAAAAGGATTATATCCTGAAGCATCCGAACTTGTTGGAAGTAAGGATATTGTTTCGCTAAATAAAAATGCTGATGTGACTGGTGACCTTTTTTCTATCGATGAGTACATAGCTAATTTTAAGGAAATATCGGGAGGTATTGCGCCAGATTTATCTATTCAAGAATCTTTCAAGACCTTTCAATTCTTTGTAACATCAGAAACTTCATTGTCGATAACAATTAGTGTTCAGTATTATGATGATGTATATCATCCAGCCGGAGAAACAGCATCAGCAACAGAACTATTACCTATTCCTGCTCATTATTCATTAGCTGGAGAATATACTTTATTGGAAGACATGATAGAATACCCAAAGGTTTATGAAATAAAGAAATGGCTTACACTAAACGATATTTACAATCTTAGATTTTTTAGGCAATACTACGTAAGGCAGCTCAACGGATCGTATTTTATTAATAAAATATCTGGATTTAACCCAGATAAATCAAAAGAACCAACAACTATTGAGCTAATTAAAATGAGTAATAAAACACCTACACCAACTTATGATAGAGATTACTGGGTAGATGGGTTTAACAATAAGTTTACCGATGGATTTGGAAACTATTTTTATTAAGACTAATTATAAATAATGGCAGAAAAAATAGTATTATTCGAGGCTAATGTTAATATGGATCAGGCTCTAAAGGATACCGAGGAGCTTAGAAAGAAAACTGCTGATCTAAAAAAGGAGGCTGATTCGTATCGTGGAACTGAAAAGGAAAATACCGCTGAACATATTAAAGCGCAAGCGGCTTACCGTGCATCTGCCGCGGAGCTTCGAACAATGGAAAACATAACCACTAAGTTAGTTACGGCAAATAATGCAAACTCTGGAAGTATAAAGCAGCTTCGAGCAGAGCTAGCTGTTGTAACAGAAAAATGGGCATCACTATCTAAGCAGGAAAGGGAAAATAGCGAGGAGGGTAAAAAGATAACCGCAGAAAAGTTAAGGCTTACCGAGGCGTTAAAGGCTGAAGAAAAAGCAACTGGTGATTCAAGAAGATCAGTAGGGGAATACGAAAATGCGACTAAGTCATTAAAATTAGAGCTTAGAGAAAATATAGTAGCATTAGCGCAAATGAAAGCGGCTGGAGAGGATCAAACCGAGGCATATAAAAAATTACTTAAAGCAACAGGTGAACTTCAGGATACAATTGCAGATACAAGAGAAGAGGTTAAACGATATGCGTCTGATACTCAGGGATTAGATCAGGCAATCGGAATATTTAAGGGGATAGGATCAGCAGCCCAAGTAGCAGAAAGTGCACAGGCTTTACTTGGTACTGAGAATGAAGATTTGACAAAGTCGATACAAAAAATGGTAGCGATTCAGTCATTGCTAAACGGGGTTCAAGAAATTGGCAATGCGCTGCAAAAGGAATCAGCATTTATGATCGGGGTGAATACTATCCAAACAAAAGTAGCCACAGCCGCGCAAGGGATATACGCAGTAGCAGTTGGTGCATCAACTGGAGCAATGAAAGCATTTAGAATAGCATTACTCGCAACTGGTATCGGGGCAATTATCGCCGCGATGATTGCGCTAATCGTTAATTGGGATAAGCTAACGGGTGCAGTAAATGGTAGCGCAAAGGCTCAGGAGGATTATAATAATAAGATAGCTAGGATGAACGAGATAAATGAGGAGAATAGAAAGTTCGATGAGTTTAAAATAAAATTGCTAAAAGAACGCGGAGCGAAGGATACTGAAATAACCAATGCAGAAATTATTAATAACCTAAAGCGGCAATCAGAACTTGAGAAAGAAATATCACTAACAGAGAAAAAAAAGGATTTATCAAAAGAAGAGCTTGAAGCTCAAAAGAAAAGGTACTCAGAGTTAACCACATTACAGGATGATTACATACTACTAGGGATTAGGCTAGAAAAACAAAAAACGGATGAGCTGAAAAAGCAACAGGAAGAAAGGGATAAAATTCTTAAAAAGAATGAAGAGGAGCGAAAGAAAAAGGATGAAGAGGAAAGAAAGGAAAAGGAAGAAAATGATAAAAAAATATTAGAAGAACATCAAAAGTATTTAGATGCAGAAGCAGAAACCGAGCGAGTAATAGCAGAGGTAAAAGAAGCACAAAGAAGAGAGGCCGTTAAAAAAAAGCGTGAAGAAAAGAAAAAAGAACATGATAGAAAAATAGAAGAGGATGCAATAAACGCGGATAACGAGTATCAACTTGCTCAACTTCGCGGACAGATGCTATTCGATTTAGATCGTGAGAATTTAGCATTAAAACAAGAACAAGAAATTGCAGCGGCTGAAAAGGTTGGTGCAGATGTAAACCTGATCAATGAAAAATACGCTTTACTCAATAAAAAAATTACCCAAGAAGAGATCAAATTTAAACTTGGTTTAGCCTCTCAGTTTGCTGGAAATTTGGCAACAATTTTTGGGAAAAATACAAAGGTAGGGAAACTAGCGGCTTCTGCTCAAACAGCAATTGATACATACGCTGGGGCTATATCCGCTTATAAATCATTGGCAGGTATTCCGTATGTAGGCCCCGTTCTTGGTGCAACCGCAGCCGCAGCCGTTGGTGTTGCTGGAGCAAAGGCAATTAAAGATATTTGGGCGGTTAAATCTGGGTTGCCCGGTGATTCAGGAGGAAGTTCATCTACTCCAACAACTGGAGGCGCAAGCGTAAACCCCTCAATTGGTAATGGGATTGTTTCGAGAAGCGTAGAGCAAACTGGAAATCAGGTAAATATTACCACTCAACCAACTTTAGTGGTGGATGATGTTACCGAGGCGCAACAGCGAAAGGATAGAATAAATAAAACGCAAGCAATATAGTTTTAATCTTTATTTTGATTTAGTCTAAATTAATTATAACTTTGTCAAAAATATTATGGAAATAAATAGCACATACACCCTGCCCATAATAGGAGAAATCGGTAAGGATTTTAAGTACACCGATTTACTGATGCACCTAAATGCAGCAAAAAATTCATCAACTATTCATGGAGTAATAGGCTCTCCCGGCGGAGACATTGAAGAGGGGCTAAAGATAAGGGATGGTTTAATGAATAGCGGGAAGGTCATTAAAATGAGTAACTCAGGGGATGTCGCTAGCATCGCAGTATCAATTTTTTTAGCTGCTCCAAAAGCGTTAAGAAAATTTGATCCATCGAAGGGAGTTTTTTTAATTCATCTACCCCTTGTTCAACCAGAAGACTTGACAGAACCAGCGTATACGGCTGATGATTTAGACTTTATTTCTAAATCGCTAAAAAGTTACGGAATGGAATTGGCGAAGCAATACGTAAAAGATACTGGTTCTGATCTTGAAATTTTAAAAGCTTTTATGGCTGAGAACAAGCCATTAACTCCAGAACAAATATCTGGTTTAGGATTTGCAACAATAGAACAACCCGCATTTAAAGCGGTTGCATTAATAACAACTAAAAAAGAAGAAATGGAAAACAAAGAAGTGATTGAAAAATTAAAAAACCACGAAACACTTCTTGACAAGATTCACAAAAAACTGTTTGCAAAGAATCTAATGCTTCAGGATGTGAATGGCGTCGAGATTGATTTCGGTGATGCCGTTCAAACACCTGAACAGATAGTTGTTGGTGTTGAGGCAAAAGTGGATAGCAAGCCAGCGGAAGGAGATATTACTATGCCCGATGGCAGCGTGCTAACGTTTAAGGCCGGTAAACTTGAAACGATTACCCCTCCATCTCAACCAGTAGATGCTGAAGCATTGAAAGCAGAGAATGAGGATTTAAAGAAAAAGCTTGCTGATTCAGAGGCTGCTAAAAATCTTTTGGATGAAAAGGTAAAAGGTTTTGAAAAGGATTTAAACATCGCAAGAGAAGAGTTTAAAGCTTTCAAAAATCAATATTCAAAAGAAAAACCTTTACAGAATACTCCTCCATCTGGTAAAGATGAACTGCTTGCTGCAAAAGAGGCAAGGCGCAAACAACTAGGTTTATAAACTTAAAAATTTGAAATAATGGCAGACATTTTTGATCAATTCACAAATTTAACCTTGAATAATGAGGAGGCTCGTAGCGATGCTGACCTTATCAAGGTTAATCCATATATGACCCCAGAAGTACAGGCTATTCACGGTGTACAAACTGGAGTTATGATGGATAAATACATTCCTATTCTCGGACAGATTGAGGACATTGGCTTAGTTGATCCCGGAACTTGTGGGGTAAATACTTACACCGATGCAATTCCAGTATCTCAAAAAACATGGACTCCTAAGATTATCAGCCACAGAATACCAATCTGTAAGGATGATATTAGCGTAAAGTTCAAAGCATGGATGGAAGCGCAAATAGCCTCTAAGCGTTGGGAAGAAATTAACAACGATCTAAAGCAGTATGTACTTGATAAAACTCAGGAAGCAGTTACTCGTGGAATTATTCGTATTGCTGAGTTTGGCGATACAGCCGCTGCACTAGCAAGTGCTGGTGGTCATTTTACTGCTGGATCAACCGTTGCTTTATTTACCATGCTTGATGGTATGTGGAAGCAAATCTTTACTGATGCCGCTTTGGGTGCAAGCGCAAAAATTAAGCGTTATACCATTGCCGAAAATACTGAAGCAACAAAAGCGGCTCAATTATCACTCGCAGCCGATAGGGCTATTGATGTGTTTGAGTATATGATTACAAACATTGCTCCTGAGGCAAAAGGAGGTAATTTAGTAATTCAATGTACCCAATCAATTTGGGATAATTACCGTCAATCGGTTATTGCAAAGGGTGGTGCATTTAACACTTCGCTTTTAACAAAGGGAATGACTGAGAAAGAGTACGGAGGTTATCCTATCATTGTTCGTAGTGACTGGGATCGTATTATTAACAAATATTATGATGACGGTACAGCTCTTTGGTTACCTCACCGTGCAATTCTAACTGACATCAACAATATTCCAGTTGGTACTTCTGATTCTGAATCATTCAGCAATTTGGATGCTTTCTATGATAAAGTAACCAAGAAATTTTACATTGATGTTGCTTGGCGCGAGGATTGCAAAATCTTGCAGGAAGAAAACATGGCAGTTGCTTACTAAAAAACTAAAAGAAAATGAAAAAATATCTATTACTATTCATACTTTCTGTAGTTACAATTATTGCAACTGCACAGGAGCGAACCATTACGCTTAACAATGGTAATGCTTTGGATTTAACCACTACTCGCTGGATTGCTTATAACTGGTCAAGTACCCTAGATAATTTTGTACCAACAACTAGAGATACTATTGATCTAGTTGTACTGGTAAAAAATCAAAGCAATGCACCGCTTAACTTTTATGCTTCGTTAACATTTGCTCCAGTAACAACCGCTGATACAACTATAGCGATTACAGTGCAGGAAAAAATGTTTGAAAGTGGAACGTATGCTGATTTGATTGCATCAGCATTAACAGGGGCGATAACTACAACTACTATTGTTAATAAAACTACACTAGGAGTTACCGTTCAGCAAACAAACACAACTGCATCGGCTGTTGATCTATTGAGGCAAACAGTTATAGCAAATAACGATACATTAACAGTTGCTGCAAGAACTCAAACAGTACAGGCTAATCCATTGCTTTACTATCGTTACCTAAAATTCAGAATGATTTTACAAGGTAATGATCATACTGGAACAGGTATAAAGTTAAACCGTTTTGAAATTCAATTCTTTAACTAATGAGTTGTACAACTGGAATAGCCGCTGCAATTACCTCTAACTGCACCACCCAAATGGGTGGTGGTTTGGAAGTAACTGCGTGGGCGTGGAATCGTACAGAGATGACGCTCACATACGATGGTACTACTCTTAATAAGATTACTAATATTGCCGCTGTTGGGGCTGCTAAAATTTATAAGATTTTAGGCGTAAAAAACCTTTTTGACGGTGGTCATGATCGGGTAATTGCAGATAATCGGGCAGATACTTTTAAGCATGTAATTTCTTTAGAGTTTTTTGAAAAACTTGCTGCTAATATATTTGCTCAGGATGCAATTTCTGATGTGGTTATCTGTGTTGAGTTAAAGGACAAAGGAACTGGAGGTGATGGTACTTTCTTTGTTTACGGGTGTGGGCATGGTTTATATCCCGCATCTGATACACGTAGATATAAAACTTCTCAGGGTTCTCGCGTTGTTTCTTTAGAAACAATGTCTGGACAGGAAGAAAAATATTCTTCTTTTGTTCTTTTGAAAAATGATTACGCAACTACATTAGCATTACTTGAAGGTCTTGATTAATGTACGTTGAAAAAGTAAGATACCTTTTGAGTCGAAACGTAGAGGAGATAATCTCCTCTACGGATTCGCTCGATTTGATCAGATGCTACTCAATGCTTTACTTAAATGGGCAGCAATGTCGAAGCTGCGAAGCATCTCAAAGATCATACTATAAAGAATTATTTTTAACTGGTCTAAATAAAGCTAAACAGATGGACGAAGCAAAAAATAGAACCTGTAAGCCGAATTGGGGTAAGGGTTGTACAAATAACATTGGATTAAAGTTTATTCACAAAGAGGGTAATTTTTATTCAAGCGAACATATCACAGATGATCAAGCTGTAAGCCTATTAAATCGTGGGTTACTGCATGAATCGGATTTCGATGTTCTCCCGGAAGGTTACGAAAAACCGCTTGAAAAACTACCAGAAACACCAGAGCCAAAAAAGAAAGCAAGAAAAACAACTCCAAAAGAGTAAACCATGCGACTACTCAACAGGGAGGTTGACGATCGACAAGAAACCAAACTCGATAAATCAATTGCTTGCAAGGATTCATTAGGAATAATGACCTTTGGTAAGCAAAATGACTACCCATATCTTATCGAAAAGCTAATAAATGGCTCGATAACAGCAAAAGCATCAGCAAGTATTTACGCAAAATTCTTAACAGGTAATGGGTTTAACGATATAGTTAACAAAGTAGTCATAGGTTATGACGAGCGAAACAAGCCAGTTACAGTTTTAGGAATGCTTAAAAAAGTAGCCATGTCAATGGCTTACCATCAAGGGGTTTTTATCCATTGCAATGAGAATTTACATCGAAAAATTGTCAACCTTTCGCTTGTACCTTTTAAGTATTGTAGATTTACAAAGACTGATGATTCGGGTTATACCGCAAAGATTGCTGTTTACGATAACTGGGACAAGCATAAGCGTTTTGAGAAAGAAAAAGTAAAAGAGTACAACGTATTTAACCTAGAAGAAACCGCTTTTAATTCTCAGATAGCAGCCATTGAAGGTGATGTAGATAAAAAAGTAAAGGCTTTTAAAGGTCAGATTTTCTTCTGCTTTTTAGATAATCAATATCTTTACCCATTAAGCCCTTTTGATGCTTGCTACTTAGATTGCGATACCGAGAATCAGATCAGCATTTACAAGAATAATTCAGCACGTAGTGGAATGCTGAAAAAAACGGTTGTAACTTTTGTTGAGCCACCAACGGTTGAACAGCAGGCAGAGTTAAAAGCAAAAGTAACCTCTTGGCTTGGAGTGGATGGTCCATCTACATTAACCGTTTACGGTGATGTTGACGAAAACGGCGATCTAAACAAGTCAAAAAATATAGCCATTGATTCCATTGACTCGAATATTGATGCTGAAGCATTCGGGGAGTGGCAGAAAGAACTTGCAAATAATATCAGAAAGTCAATGAAGGCGCTTCCTGCTATTCTAATTGACTACGAGGAAAGCAAGCTCGGAACGACATCAGGCGAAGCGATTATACAGGCTACTAATTTTTATAATGCGGTAACAAAGGATGATCGATCAACCATTGCGGAAATGTTCGAAGAACTTTTAACGAACACAAATATACCCGCTTTACAAAATAATACGGATTGGACGATCAAACCAATTCAATTATATGAGCGAGAAAAACCCGAATCTGATCCTGAAGAAATAAACAGAAAATCTCAAGCAGAATTAAGAGGTTCGGTTGGTGGTGTTACTGCACTTATTGCGCTTCAACAATCTGTTAGCCAAAAATTAACAACAATTGAGGCTGGTGCAAAAATTATAATGGAAATTTATGGAATTGATGAGAATACGGCAAAAGAAATGCTTGGCAATCCTAAAATAGCACCAAATGAGCAACCTACTAACATTTAACCAGCAGATAGCGATTAAGAAGATTTCATCTAACAACCAAGCAAGGTTTGACGAACTATGCACGGAGGTTGAGCGAACCGATCTGAAAGATTTAATCGGATTGGCGTTGCTGCAAGATTTAGAAAATAACCCAACAACAGCGAATAACCTGCTTCTATTAAATGGCGATACTTTCACGAATAGTTTAAATCAGTCGGTAAAACATCAAGGGTTAAGATATGTTTTAGCCTATTTAATCCATGCAAGGTATATTGGGGAGTCATTTATAAAAGATACATTTACGGGGATGGTTCGAGGCACTCAGGAGAATAGTGAACCGATTAGCGAGGGTGCATTAAAGCGGTTGCAAAATATTTCAAAAGAAATTGCCCTCAGCGAATTTGAACTAATAAAAGAATACCTAAATTTGAACTATACATTATTCCCGTTATGGCTATACGTTTTATCGACAAAAACATTTACTCCTAAATTTGGTAGCGTTTCGAAAACAGCTTATAATTCAGAAAAGCATGAATCAAGGAATATTATAAACGGTAAACGATTTATAGGATGAGCGAACTTTTTAACCAAACACTTGCAGCATTAGATGTTACCAAAAGGTTAGCATTCGGACAACCCTCGCAATTGGGATGTGATAATATATTAATTTCAGCATTTATTACCGCATTACAAGATTTAGGTTTACTAAATAAAGTTACATCTCATGCTTTTGACATTGCTGATTCATCGTATGACTATACGGCTGCAAGGTATGAAATGATCGAAGAGATAATAATTAAAGGACTACCAACTGGAGAAACAATTGAAATACTCGGTTACATTTACGATTCAACCACTGGTTTATATAACGGAGGCGATTTAATTGAACCAGAAATAGGTCAATCAGAAGTATTTTCGCTAAAACATTACTGTAGTAGTTCAGTAACATTTGAAAGATGTATAACTATAATTCCATCAGCAAGTTGTACAATCATAATAAAATCAACCAAAGGGCTATGAAAAAATTACTAATCATTTTATTTCTAATTCCAATATTCGGGTTTAGCCAAACCTATCCCGGTGATGTTTTTAATGCAAGGAAATATATTAATTCTCCGATATATAAGTTAAGCGGAGTCGATCTAGATTCTGCCAATACTTTAAAGAAAGGATTTTTTACAAAGTATCAGTACAATAAACTTCAAAATGTTAAGGCAAAAAACGATTCAATCCTAAATAGCGGTTTTGCAACTAACTATAAGTTAAACCAAAAAATATCAAGCCAGTGGACTACTTCTTCAAGTAATATTTACTTTAATTCGGGTAATGTTGGATTGGGCGTTATTAATCCTACGAGTAAATTACAAGTTAACGGATCGGTTTATTTTAGAATACCTTATAGTACAACATCTTTTTTAATTTACGATACTACTAATCATACTAATATTTTAACCCTTGATAGCCAAACAAAAAAGATATACATAGACGATAGTAATGTAGGGTATAAAATTGGCATAGGAGGAATAACCCCTACGCATACATTAGATGTCAACGGGCTGATCAAAGGATCGAATATTGAAACCAATGAAACTACTAACTCAGTTAAACTTGGGATAGGTGCAGGGGATTCAGAATATACTGATGATGAATACAATAATGTATATATAGGTTATCAAACTGGTT